GAGGATGTCACTGAGGCCGTTTGTGTGCACTACGCCTCTCGCCGAGGCCACCGCACGCTCGTCCCTCTCGATTCTGCTATTAACGGCATCGAAGGTCGCATGAACAAATACCGGTTTGATGGGTCAGCCGGTTACCCCTTCAACCGGCTCACCACTCAATCTGGGCGAAGTGAGTTCTTTGAGGAGACCAGTCCTGGCCGTCACCGGATCAAAGAACCTCGTCTCACCCAGCAAATCGACACTATTCTCTCTGGCGGCTCATATCGCATCATCTTCGATTTTTTCCTCAAGGATGAACTCCGCACTCCGGGCAAACCGGCGCGCCCACTTTTCATCCCTCCTATGGCCATGTCCCTTGCTGCTCGTGTTCTTTTCGGTGAATTTGCTATGGCAGACTTCTTCTCTAACGGTGTTCCGTCTAGGGTTGGCATCAATGTCAACTCCCCAGACTGGGAAGCTCACTACCGCGATCTCACCGAATTCTCCCTTTATGGCTTTGGCGGTGACGTTCATGGCTTCGACAAGAATGTTCTTCCCGCTATCGCCTCTAGTTGTGAGCGTGCCGTTCACGCTTATTACAATGATGAGCATCGTGCCGCCAGAGCTGCCTACCTTTTGCAGTGTGTGGACTCTTATGTCGTCATTGGGCCCCATCTCGTCCATAAGACTTCAGGCCACACTACTGGTCAGCCCATGACCGTTCACACTAACAATCACGCCATGCTTTACTTTCTCGTTGCCGCCTACCGCATTCTTGCTCTTGCCAACACTCCCCCTGCCGCCATCTCAGCTGGAGCCGCCGACTCAACTCTTTTTTTCAAACGGGTGAAAGTGGCTCTGTATGGGGACGACAACGTTTGCGGCCCTCACCCAGAGATCCACTCTTGGTTCACTTTTTCGGGTGTTCAGATCACTCTCGGCTCCTACGGCCTTGAGTACACTGACCCTGAGAAGGAAGGCCATGTCACCACACTCCGCCCTCTCCGTGAGGTCGCTTTCCTTGGCCTTATCACCCGCGATGCTGAAATTGGAGAGGGTGCTCCTGCAAACCATCTTGCCGTGCCTCAGAAGGAACTTCTCAACTCCCTCCGTTGGGTCACGAAGAAGCTGCCCCCTTCCGAAGCCATCCACGCCAATGTCATCTCTCTGCTCCATAGAATGGTTGGCCTTCCTCGCAGCGATTATAACAACCTCCTCGCTTCCATCGCTGAACCAATGACCCGTCATGTTGGTTTGTTTGCCTACCCCAGTCACCGGGAGCTCTGTGCTCGCTACGCTCAGGGCTTGCCCTTCGATTATGAAGAAGGCGTCACTTTTCATGACGAATTCATCGCTGGCCGCCGCTCACGCACCACCAGACCGCTCAAGCTCCCCAACCCCCCTCAGCCTCCACCTTTTCACAAGACGCATTTTCCGCAGGTTCGCTCTGGTCACCTCGTTTGGACCCGCATGACGCGGGGACCATTCCTTCCCCATGCCGTGGCCCCAGTCCTTCACAGGCTACAAGCCAGCTCTGGGCCTCCTGGTTCACTGCCTGGCTCCGTCGCTCCCTCAGACCGCGCTTCGGCTCCCTCTCTCGGAATGTCTCCTGACCTTGAGGAACAGACTCCCACCCCTCTCCTGCCTGGCAAGCCTCTTGTCCGTACTGGTTTTTCCCGCACCTCCGTTGTTGACCTGATGCAGCGGAAGGCCGTCACTCGCCATTTCCCATCTGAGGACCTCACTGTGGCTACATCTTTCAACCACACTTACGTGTTTTGCAATTCCGGACTTATTTCAAATTCGCGACCTGCTGGCATGATTGCTTATCTTGGATCAATGTATCGATACGGCAATGCTGGTTTTCACTATGTCGGTGTTGGCGAGGGCTTCTCTGTCCTCGCCACCTCTACGCTTACCACGAATTCCGGCATCGCATTTCAGGAAGCCTCACCCCTCCAACACCTTTCTGGAACTGCCGCCTACACGTACTCTCCCGCCCTTCCCCTCG